TCTTTCTAACAAGGGTCGTGAACTTGGCGAAGCACGTAAAATAATCGAAGAAGAGTATCAGGGTAAAATCCAAGAGATTAACTCGATGGCTCAAGCTTCTGCTGTTGTGCTTTATAGTCAAGAACAAGAACTCGCTAAGGAATACCATAAGATTGAAGCAGCTATTGAACAAGCTCGTGCTGATGGCGACACCTATGAAGTTAATGAACTGAAAGATAAGCGAGAGCAATCTCAAAAACAATACTGGGAAGCACGCAAAAAACGTGAAACACTAGTACAGACAGTTCAAAAACAAGAAGAAGAAAAGTTAAATCAACAATGGTCTCAACAACTAGAGTACTTTAACGAAAGAATTCCAACGCTAATTCCTGACTTTAGTGAGGATACTGCAATGGCAATTCGTGAGTTTGCTCTTGAAGAAGGGATTCCTGCAGAAGTATTAGATACTATTGCAGATCCTGTTATTGTTAAGTTTGTTGATGACTATCGTCGGTTAAAACAAGGTGTTTCTAAAGGCCAAGCTAAGCGTAAAACTACCACTGTTAAAAAGGCTCCTATTCGTAAGGCTAAAACTCGTTCCCAGAAGGAAACAAGTAATGCTGAACGACTACGGCAAAAGGCTTTAAGTGGTAATGCAACAGCTGATGAACAACAAGATTTCCTTAGGGGTTTAGCACAACGCTCACTAAACTTATAAATACCTCGGAGGTATATGAATAATGGCTAATAATCTTGGTGTACGCGGCACCGGAGGTCCAGCAGGACCAGCTCGCGGAACCGGCAAAGACGTCTCACAGCGTGAGGATCTTGCCAACTTTATCACAATGATTACTCGTGATGAAACCCCTTTCATGTCATCTATTGGCAAAGCAAAAGCAACAGCTATCTACCATGAGTGGCAGACAGACCAGTTGGAAGCACCAGGCAACTCTCGCATCGGCGAAGGTACAGACTGGATTGCACCAGACACAACAGGCTCAGGCGGTACAGGTGCAACACCTGCAACTGGCGACAAGTTTGCTGTATCAGGCCCATATCGCACTCGTCTGGGTAACTACACTCAGATCAACGGTAAGACAATTGCTGTATCAGGCACACGCCGTGCAGTAGATCAGGCCGGTGTAGCTGATGAGTATGCTTATCAGTTGAAGAAGCGTGGTACAGAACTACGCCGTGACGTTGAGTTTGATATGATTCACTCAATGAACACTTCAAACGCTGTAGGTACACAGAACGCTAACGCTCGTTCAGCTGGTGGCTATCAGGCATTTATCAACTCAGCAACTACTGTTGATTATGTTGGTGAGTTTCAGGCTCCTTCAGCAGCAACAACTGGTGCTGGTACAGATGCAGACGGTACAGCTATTGCTCGTTCAACCATTGCTGGTTCAACTACTGCACCTGATCGTGACCCAATTGCTTTGACTAACATTGACTCAGTCATGCAGAAGATCTATGAGCAAGGCGGTAAAGCCTCAAAGATCATGCTGTCACCAAAGCTTCGCCGTGACTTCTCTGACCTGATGGTTGGCGATACAGGCGTACAGCGTAACATTGACGACTCAGGCAAACTGCGTCAGTCAGTTGACATCTATATGTCAGACTTTGGTGATCTGATGGTAGTTCCTAACTACGTTATGGGTCTCACAAACAACTTTGCGTTTACTGGTGACAACAACGTTGCTCACTCAGGCGCTGGTATTACTAACCTTGCTAACTTCTCTGCATTGATCTATGATCCAATGTGGTTTGCTATTGCAACTCTGCGTCCTCTTGCAGAAGTTGACGTAGGACAGCAGGGCGACTCAACTAAAGGCATGATGGTTGAAGAATCAACCTTGGAAGTCCGTAACCCATTGGGTTGTGGTGCTATCTACGGCCTAGAGTAGGTTTTATTGAGGGGAGGTCTTAGGGCTTCCCCTCTTTTTACTATAGGAGAAAATAATGGCTAAGAAAAAAGATCCGTTTGACATTAAGCTAACAGACAATATGCCTGCTAAGGACAAATTTTATAAAGAAAAATTCTATACTTCTAGCCCAGGTACAATGATTAAAAAACCAACTTATAAAATGGGCGGTGGTAAAGTTTCGAAGTATTACTCAGCTGGCGGTACTGTAATTACAGGGAGAGACTAATGCCAATTGGAATTAAAAATTTAGAAACAGGCGAAGTAACTAAGCCCGGTCAAAATAAAAAGTATAAAGGTCCATTACCTAAGTCTAAACCACCTAAAAACGCTAGGCCTAACCATCCAATGAATACTGAAAAAACTACTGGTCTTAAAATGGACCCGCAGTATAAATCAGCTGGTGGTATGGTTTATAAGGGGCGATAGATATGAAAACATGTCCAGGGTGTCCAACACCTAAAAAATGCATGGCAATGGGTAAATGCTTAAATAAAGAAGCTAGTAAAGGAATGAAGATGGATCCTCAGTACAAGTCTGCTGGTGGTACTGTTTTCAAGGGGCGATAGATATGAAAATGAAAGACGGTAAAGGCTTTATTGAGTCTGGTGATACACTTTCACAAATTGCAAAGAAAAATGGAATGACACTTAAAGCATTACTTGGTGCTAATCCAAACATTAAAAATGCAAATCAAATTCGTGTAGGTCAAGCAATTACTATTCCACCTAAGGGTATGCTAGCTGGTTCTGCTTCAAGCAACCCCTATAAGTATATGTCACGGGATGAAACTGCTTCATTGGCTAAAGATACTGAAGCAAATCGAGCAAGGCTTAAAAAACAAAAAGAGACTGGTAAATCAATTCCACGAGATAGGAATTCATCAACAAGTCGAGCAGCTGAAACATCTACTAGAAAAATGCAAAATGCTGTAAAAAATGCTGCTGCTCAAACGAAGCCTTCTAAGAAAGATACAAATACTGGAAGTAGCATGAGTCCAAGATTGCAAAAATTATTTAAAAAAAACAGAAATAAATAAACAAATAGGAGTACAGTAAAATGCTAGTTATTCAAACAGCAAACGGGAATACTTACCCCGCAGAAACATGTGTGTGGCGTACAGCTACTGTTTCAACTGGTGGATACCAGTTAACACACTTAACCGTTGGCTCACCTACTGTTGCCGTTGGCGCAGCACCAGCTGCAGCCCCGACAGGAGCACGGTTAGGCTATATCGGAAAGTCAGGTCGTTTTGTAGCATATACAGAACCCGCCTAATTAAGTAGGAGAGGACATGAGTAAAGAAACAGACTTTAAATTCTACAGCTCGACTGTAGGAGCCAAAGAAGGTATTCAAGCTGGTTTTGATCTTCAGAGTGGAGATTGGCAAGCAGTACAAGATATTTCAAAGTATAAGGAAGCAGCAAAACTTCAGCGAGATAAAGAAGCGTATTATGGTAAAAGTAATAATGGATACCGTAAGATGGCAACTATCCCTGACATTGTAGCAATTAAGATTCTTGAAGACCATAAACTAGATCTACACGATCCTGCCTTTATGAAAGATCCTAATAACCTTAAAAAACTTAAGACTATCTTAATTACAGAATACTCCGATTTGGTAATTAATACTTAATTAGGAGGCCACAAATGGCATTGACTTATCAACAGCTTATTGATAAGGTTCGAAATTGGTCAAATAGAGATGAAGCAACTGTATCAGATGCAATCATTGGTGATTGTTTAAAGTATGCAGCAGACAAAGCTTATAAGAAGCTTCGTGTACCACCACTAGAAAATGTAGCTACCTATGATGGTGCTTCATTAGTCAGTGCTACAACTTCATCTAATCAACTTAATGGTAGTATTACTGAAATACAATTACCGTTTGACCTAGTAGAATTTATTCAAATAAGAGAAGTAGACGCCAATGGTACTAGCACTCGTGTATTTAATGAAAAGGTAGATATTCGTACTTTTAACGATGTTCTTGCTGAGAAGTACACAGGCTATAATTATTGGGCTCGTCAACAAAACGTTATTCTTTTAACACCTGGCTATGGTCAGGGTGGTACTAGTGGTTCAGCTAGTGCTATTGAACTTTATTACTATCGTAACTTACCAGCGCTTGATGCGCTATATGCAGTAACAGTACTTAACTATGTTGCTGGTTTCTTAACAACAGTAGGTGCTGGTGCG